TGTTTTGATATTTAATGATAATATTGAAAATAATAAATTATTAAATAATAAACCTTTTGAAGAAGGAAATATAGTTATAGTTAAAGGCTTAAAGAAAGATGATTGTATATTTGGAGATCTAGTCGCTATTCAAGATCAACAGATATACATGAAACTAAATGATCTAAAGAAAATTGATAAAAATAATTGACATTTTTATATAGATATAGTAACATAGATTAATATGATATCATTTTATAAACCAAATAGTAAAAATACAGGTACAGCTTGTAGTTTCAGCGTCAATGCAAAAGACGGGTCAATATGGAGTTCTTTGATAAAGCAAAGTTCATGGAACGAAGGCACAAAAACAGGATCATTTTCCGATAATAAAGATAATCCACAAAAAAGTGCAAGAATTAAATTCTCTCCAACAGAAGTCGCTGGTTTACTAGAAACCCTAGATAAAAATACAGAATTTTCAGCATACCACTCATCCGAACAACAAATAACTAAAATTAAATTTGCACCTTATATAAAGGATGATAAACAAGTTGGTTTCTCATATAGCGTTCAGAAGGAAAGCAAAGATAATATTGAAAATAAACAATCATACCTAATAGGCTTCTATTTTAATGAAGCGAGATTATTGAAAGAATTTTTACAATATTCACTATCATCTATTTTTGATTCGCAAAGAGTAGAAATGATTAAGAAGATTAAAAATTCTTCAAAAGAGAAAACCTCAGAATCACAAGAAGATAGCGAACTTTGGTAATTGTGAGAAAGAAAAAGATCTTATTTCAAAGCGATTTCTCTTTGGCTAAGACTGGCTTCGGTAGAAATGCTAGAGCTTTGTTAAAATATTTATACTCTACAGGTAAATATGATATAGTACATTACTGCTGTGGAATGACTTGGGATCATCCAGAATTTAAAAAGACTCCATGGAAATCACTTGGATCACTTCCTAATAACCAACAAGAATTAGAACAATTAAATCGAGATCCAAATTTAGCTAGGATGGCAAGTTATGGAGCGCATTTCTTAGATAGAGTTATAAATGAAGAAAAACCAGATGTATATTTCGCTGTTCAAGATATATGGGGAGTAGATTTCGCAATTGATAAACCTTGGTTTAATAAAATCGCTTCTGCTATATGGACAACTCTAGATTCTTTACCAATACTTGATTCTGCTATTAAAAATGCTCCTAGAATTAAAAATTATTGGATTTGGAGTAATTTCGCAACAAAAGCCTTACATAAACTCGGATATAGCCATGTAAAGACTGTTCACGGATCTTTAGAAGATAAAGATTTCTATAGATTATCAGACTTTGAAAGAAATCAATTGAGAAAAAAGAATAATATTCCACAAGATGCTTTTGTAATAGGATTCGTATTTAGAAATCAACTTAGAAAAAGCGTACCCAATCTTTTACAGGGATATAACCTTTGGAAAAAGCAAAATCCAGAGATTAAGAATACATATCTACTATTACATACCCATTGGGGCGAAGGGTGGAACATACATAAATTAGCCGCTGAGATAGGAGTAAATCCACAAGAGATATTAACAACTTATGTATGTAAAAATTGTGGAGAATATGAAGTAAAAAATTTTACTGGACAAGACTTAAATTGTAAATATTGCGGTGCAGAAAAAAGTCAAACAACTACAAATGTTGCACTAGGAGTAACAGAGGCTCAATTAAATGAAGTATATAATTTAATGGATGTATATTGCCATCCATTTACTAGCGGTGGACAAGAGATACCTATTCAAGAAGCAAAACTAGCTGAGTTGATAACACTTGTTACGAATTATTCTTGTGGAGAAGAGATGTGTGAACCAGAGGCCAACTCATTAGCTTTAGAATGGGCAGAGTATAGAGAGCATGGTACGGAATTTATAAAAGCCTCTACCTCTCCAGAATCAATAGCAAAACAATTGAATATTGTATATAAAATGCCAGAACATAAGAGACTTGAAATGGGTAAAAAGGCTAGAGAATGGACAATTAAAAATTTTGGAGTTAAAAATGTAGCTAAAATTCTAGAAGATTTTATAGATTCGCAACCAACAGTAGATTGGGAAAAGATTAAAGAGAATGTAGAGGATAAGAAAGATCCATATTTTCAAATCCCTAATATTCTTGACGATGCTGAATGGCTAACATTTATGTATCATAATATCTTAAAGATGAAGAATATAGATAGAAATGATTCTGGCCACCAATATTGGATGGGCGAATTAAGTAAAGGTGCAAAAAGGCAAGATATTGAAAATTATTTCAGAAATGTAGCTTTACAAGAAAATAATAAATCTAAAGAAATAAAATTTGAAGATCTTCTTGATCCTAATGATAAGGGAAGAGTAATCTATGTAATGCCAGAAAGTGCTGGAGATATATTTCTAAGTACAGCTTTATTTAAATCTATAAAAAATAGATATCCAGAATATAGTTTATATGTTGCAACAAAACCTCAATATAAAGATATCTTAGAAGGTAATCCCTATATTCATAAATGGATCGAATATAATCCTATCATGGATAATCTTATTTGGTTAGAAGGAAATAATCAGCATAATGGTCATTTTGATATTGCTTATCTACCCTATACATGCACTCAAAGAAATCTAAACTATCTACATAATGGATTAGATAAACTAGATTTTAGTTTAAGTTAATTTATCATAATAAAATGAGACTATTAGATACTTACGCAACAAATACAGGATCAAAAATAGATAAACCTTTTATTTATACCAAATTTTTTCCCCTTCCTCTTGGTAAATTTATTACATTTCAAGCTCAGACTCCATATGACTCTAGAAATTACTCATATTGGCAAGAAGTTATAAATCTTATTCATCCGATCTTAAGTAAAAATAATATCCATATCGTTCAAGTTGGAACGAAAGATGAAAAGACATTTAATGGTGTCATAAATCTATTGGGTCAAACCACTATTAATCAAGTAGCTTATGTTGTTGAGAATGGAATTTTACATTTTGGCGCTGACAGCTTTTGTGTTCATCTAGCCTCTTATTTCAATAAGCCAATTGTTTCTATCTATAGCATAAGTAATCCTAATGTTGCAGGACCCCATTTTGGTGATAAGAATAAACATGTATTGTTAAAAGGATACGAAAGAATTGGAAATAAAAAACCATCATATTCTCAAGTAGAAAATCCTAAATCTATAGATACAATAAAACCAGAAGAAATAGCCGCTGGAATCCTAGATCTTCTTGAGATAAAGTATTCTAATTTTCCAGAATCAATCCATTTTGGAACAGATTACAATGTAAAGAGTTTTGAGGTTATACCAGACGAGATAATTGATCCTAATTCGATACCTGTAGAAAACCCTATTATAAGAATGGATTATTCTTTTAATGAAAAAGCCCTTGAACAGATACTATCAGTAAAAAAATGTATTATTTTCACAAATAAACCTATTAGGAAAGATATAATTCAAAAATATAGAAAAAATATCAATCAATTAATTTATATTATAGATGAATCAAATAATATTAATTTTGTTAAACTCTTAAAGAATAATTCTATTAATTATGTTCTACTATCTTTCTTAGATGAAGAGATTTTAAATAAATATAAAATAGACTATATGGATTATAATCTTATAGTTAATAGAAAGCATAAGACTAAAGCGGATACAAATATTCAACAAGTAGAAAATTTACATTACAAGTCCTCTAGAACATTGTATTCTTCAAAGGGTCAATTCATATCAAGATATGATTGGATTAATAATACTGGAAATAAAGTTGTAGATGATCCAGATTTTTGGAAAGAAGTAGATAATTTTTATATTTTTAAATTGACTTAAAAAATAAAACGTGCTATCATCATAAAATGAGTCCAAAACTAAAACCAGACGAAGAAACAATCTCAATTGGTAGCTCAGAGTTAACAAATTTTGTTTCACAAACATTTAATTTAGACGCAAAAGAGATCTCTCAGATTCCACCTAATATTATTACTAGAAACAAATATGGTCTCCTAGAAAATAATAATATTAAATATATATATAATGAAGATGGAACTATTAATTGGCGTAAAATGGTAAAAACAGAATATCTTGTTCCAAATCGCCAAAAAACACAAGAAACAGACGTATCAAAATTGGAGGATAAAGATCTTTTGATTCTCTTGGGCGGGATTAAGGAATTAGCTCAAATTAGAGGATATACAACTGTAGAATATAAAGTCGTTGCTGCCTTAGAAAATTATTTTGCTACAAGCTGTAGAATTACATGGATTCCTAACTATGAAACTGGTGGTAGAGAAATAGTATTTGAAGCTCTTGCTGATGCAACTTCTAATAATACTAAATCTTTTGCTCGCTTTTTCCTAGCTGCAATTGCAGAAAATAGAGCTTTTGTACGTTGTGTCCGTAATTTTCTTAAAATTAATATTGTCTCTCAAGAAGAGCTTGGTGACGCTAAACTGCTAGATGACTCTAATCTAGTAGTAGAGAATCCAACCTCTCCACAGACTCTCTTAGAAAAGACTATGAAAGATAAAGGTATTAGTTTTGATACTCTTAAAAAGAAACTAGTTAAAGAAAAATTTGATGGTGCAGAAAACTTTAATGTAATTACTGATATACCAAAAGTAAAAATATTTGAACTGATAGATAGAATAAAGAAAATTAAAGATTAGATGAATTGAATATTATCTACAGTATAGCAAATATTTATAGTTTCTCCAACTAGACTCTGATCATCATTATCAAACTCGCCACACTCTACGGCAAAATAATCGTCTTTAAAAGTTGGCCCAGATGAGATAGAATATGATCTTTCCTCTACTATCGTACCATCAAAATCATCATCGCAACAAGGCGTTTTTCCTTCAGTTCCACCATAATAAAAAATGACTCTTCCAGAGATACTCTTGTATTTTTTGCCGAATTCCTCTTTGGGCGCGGCAATTTTAAACTTTAGTTTCTGAGATGTCGTAGAATTTGCGTTAGGATCGTCAAGATTATTATCAACTATTGAGAAGGGCGAAGCACCTCCCCAGCAATCATCTTTTTTTCCATCTCCACATTTTCCATTTTGACAGTTTTGTGGACCATTAGACTCTAGAAGAGACATTTTCTTTTCAACAGAAGATTTGCAAAGATTATAAAAAAAAGATAAATTTTTATTTTCGTTTAAAGAAAATCGAATATACTCACTTAAGCTACTATTAGCCCAATATGTAAATCCACTTACATCTGTTGAAGCATCGCATTGATTTGTATATTGAGAACTTGAAATTGTGCAAGTATCTATATTATTACAACTTTCACTACAATCTGGCCAAACAGGACCAGGATTAGGAGTACAATATAAATTACCAGGCACACTCCCTAAATTCCCGTTTTCAGTTATTTTATCTTCTTCGCATGAATTTCTTTTAGCTATACTTTGATAAAAATAAGAACCAACAGCTGTTCCGTCAATATATATATCACAACCATCCCCTGCGTAATCTGAAAAATTCATACTAATTACAGCATTTAATCCTATAGCAATTATTCCAAATTCATCAATAATATAAGAATATCTTTCATTATGCGAATAATTTAGACTTGTATTCGATGAATAACATATAACATTATCGGCTGCATTACGACTTTTCCCACCTGAACCAATTTTTGATCCAAATGGATCATTAGAAAAATCTCCATTTAAACATCCAAAACCAACTTTTTCTTGAGAAGTACTAGCATTTAAAACAAATAAATTTAAATTTGGTCCGCAAGACGCGCAACCATTTAACTCACTTGATGAACACGATCCTGGCATATAAGGATATTACACAATTATAATAACAATAATTAAAGATCTTTATATTTAATTAAACCATTTCTTACAAAATATAAATTGATAAAAAATCCGCAAAACGCACTTAAAATATTACTTAAAAATCCATAAGTTAATCCAGATAATGGATTAATAAAAAAACTAATGCCCAAAGATATCCAAAAGCTAGAACACTCATGACAAAGAAGTGGCTTATGAATATAAGGAATTTTTGCTATAAAATTACGAAAAGGTCTTGCAACTTCAGTATCACTCCAAGCGTAAGTAACACCAAGACAAAGAAAAAGATAAACTAAGAATTCGTAAAACATTATACAAAGTAAACGACTAATTTATTTTCTTTTTCTACTACAGAGAAAGATTTAAACATTACTTTCTCTAGTTCAAGTTTTTTACATAGATTTTTCCAATCTTGTTCGGTTTTACCAATCTCAAATACTCTACCACCACTATTTCTAAACATATTCTCTCTCATCATTCTCATATGTTCTTCCATAGGATCTTTAATCTGAGTATTTTTTATTTCTTCCGCTTTGTCATTTACTATTTTTTTAATCTCTTCATTATTTAAAAGATTGTTAAAAAATTCTGATTCTGCTTCTAGTTTAGATTGAAGATGAGCTTTTACTCTATTTTTACAAGAACAATTTGGATTATTTCTAGAACTAGTTAAATCCGCAAGAATCTCTGGAAATTTTCCCTTTAATGAATTAAAAAATAGATCATTCTTAATAAATATATTAAAAAATATTTGAGAATTGAGTAGCTCTTGAAATGTCATATATTTATATTATATATTAATTTTTAAATATATTCTAATATTTTAAATTCCACTTAATATATAAGTATTTAGATTAATTTTTAGTTTAGCGTCATTATCTATTGAATAATTTAATTGACTTTGACTATTAATTAGATTAGAGAAGTTTAAATTTAATAGATTTGTATTATCATGATAATTTAAGAACCCAATGTTTAGATTTTCTTGAGTTAGACCAGTAAATATATTTGTTACTTTTTCTTGGTCATAATTACTCATAGAGAACTGAAATTGAAGATTAACTGAAATTGGATATTTAACTATAACATTATCTGGTAGAAAATTACCTATTGTATAAACACCTTCTCTTGTTGTATCTATAGATAAAGAGAATTCCTCTAACCTATTATCATTACTTTCTGGAAGGTTCAAATTGACATAGCAGTTATCGCCTATGTTAAAATTATTTAGAATTTTTGGTTGATAATTAAATAGTCCTGATATATTCCCAAGCTCACCAAATACTAAACTTTTAATAGATACTTTTGGATATTGACCAAGTGTATAACCTAAAGAATAATTTGTAATATAACCACTAGAAAAATTAAAGTATTTATTTCCATATTCTAATCTACCACTAAAAGAATTTGAACCAGTATAAGATATAAATCTGTCATTAGTACTTAATAAGTAGTCAAAGTCCATCTCAGCTACAACTGGCGCACTTATATAATAATTTTGGCTAGGACTATCAATAGCTAAAGAAGGATTGATATTGTTATTATAAGATATACTTAAATTTTGCACACCAGATACAAGTGAATCATTTAGATAAAAATTTTGGTTTTCTATAGAATATACATTAAACATTAAACATAATTACACTATTTTTGAGTGTAAATTATAAGAGGTAAAAGGTATATGGCTAGTATTTATGATACAGTTTTAAGCTGGAGTGCAGCTACAACATACAATAAATATAATATTGTACTAGGTAGTGATAATAGGTACTATTACTCTATTATTGATAATAATGTTGGAGCAGGAAATAATCCAACCACGCTCTCTAATCTAGGAGTAGATTGGGATGGATATATATCATTAAATGGAAATCTAATACCTGATTTTTGGTGGAAACCATCGTATAATGCTAAAATAGATAACAAGCCAAGAATAAGATATAACCAATTTGGTAATGGATATCAACAAAGAATACCAGATGGTTTAAATACAAGCCTTGTTGAATTTAATTTAACTTTTGAAAATAGAAGCGAATTAGAGACTGTATCCATCTTACATTTCTTAAAGCAAAGAAATGGTCAAGAAAGTTTTATATATAACCTACCAACAATATATTCAAAATCTTCGGATAATTTAAGCACAAGATTTATATGTCCAGAATGGGGTTCATCTTATATTTCATATAATAATTATACAATAGACTGTAAATTTATCGAAGTTCCAATATAATATAATTTATGCCAACTTCTTCAGAAATATACAACTTAATTGTAAGTGGTTCAAAATCAATAAATTCTGAATTATTGTCACTAACCCCATCAACACCAATATACCTTTACGAAATAGATCTATCTCAAATTGCGCCAACCACAATTAACTACAATTATAATGGCGAACAGCCAATGAATAATGGTATATACAGAATATATAATGATTATAATCTTTATAAAATTATAAATAATCAATATGGTACATTAAAATGGCAAGGAAATTTTTATTATCCATTTCCAATTCAAGCAGAAGGTTTTGAGTTTAATTCAGCAGGTACATTACCTACACCAAAACTTACAATTGGAAATTTTTCTCCAGACGGATCAAATAATTCATTTTATAAATATATTAGGATGCAAATGCAGTCATTGGGCGATATTGTTGGTTCAAAATTTACTAGAATTAAGACATTTCTAAAATATATAGATGGATCAAATTTCTCTGGTAATGTAAACCCATTTAATCCACAGACTGGAATTTATGAAGTACAACTTCCAAGTGATATATACTATATTGATAGAAAAAGTTTAGAAAATAAAAATATTATTCAATATGAACTTGCATCTATTTTGGATGTAGAAAATATTACATTGCCAGGAAGAACAATCTTAGCAAAAAAATGCCCATTTCAATATAGAGGAGAAGGTTGTTGTTATGAATACAATTCTAGACTAACCGCTTTACATAGCGGAGTCTATGCTTATGTAGAGAATTCTCCTATTTCAGTAAAAGGTCTACAAACCGCACCTCCAGTTGCAACTGATAACAATCAATTATTTATTGGAAGTATTTTTAGAACAGGAGATCCAGCAGGTAGAACTGCAATCTTTAGAATTACTGGAGGTCTAGGTAATTCTGGATCATGGCAAACTAATGCAAACTATACATCCGGAGATTTTGTTTATTTAACTAATAATAATTTAAAATTTTATTATGTATGTATTCAGCCACACACATCAGATATATTTAATGGCCCTCCAAGTGTTAATTATTGGACTGCAGATTCTTGCGCTAAAGAAATAAGCTCTTGTAGATTAAGATGGTTAAAAAATCCAGCATTTCGCCCTGTTATTTGGCCAACAAATAGAGGCGGAGAAACATGGCAAGCTTTCTATGAAAAATTACATGCTAGCGATGGTCTACCTGGATATCCAGTTTTATACACTCAATATGAAGTAGATACTCAATTTTTAACTGGAGTAAATGGAGTTCCTGTCTTTTATCCAAGAAGACCTGGCGCAGAAAATCCAATTTCAGAACAATCTCATGGAATTCCAAAAGATGCAAGTGGAAATTATCTAAATGGATATCTACCATTTGGGGGATTCCCTGGAACAAGCAATACATCATCTGTATGATAGATAAAAAAATAAAAAATTTTATTCGCGCGGAATCTATAAAAAACTCGCCAAGAGAGTCATGCGGATTTATAGTCGAGAAAGATAATAAAATATCATGCGTCAAAACAAAAAATATTGCAGAAGATCCAATATCTTATTTTCAAATTTCAGCTATAGACTTTCTTCAAACAAAAAAACAATATGATAATATATTATATGTCTATCATAATCATTTAAGTGAAAATTTTGATTTTAGTGAACTAGATATTTTAACTTCAGACAATCTAAATATACCTTTATTATTGTATATTTTTAAAGATGATTCTTTTAAAACATATTATCCAACTTCCTTTAAGAAAGGTTATACTGGTAAATGTTTTAAGATTAAAGAAAATGATTGTTTTACTTTTATAAAAGAATATTTTCTAAATGAATTTAATATAAACATACAACCAATTACAGAAAATTACTCTAATAGAATAGAGGCCCAAAAGATACTGGATGAAAATTTAAAATTAAATTTTCTAGAAAAGAATGGTTTCTATAAAGTTGAAAATATGCAAATATTAGAAAATAATGATATACTTCTAATATCAACTAGATTCGGAAAGCATTTTGCTATATACATAGGTAATAATAAAATTATACATCAACCTATATTCGGTTTCTCAAAGATTGAAAATTATTGTAATTTTTATAGAAGGCATACGGTGTCAGTTTATAGGAGAAAAGCATGGTAAAGGTAACTCTACATGGAAGACTAGGTGAAGAGTTTAATTCCGAATGGGATCTAGAAGTAACTAGCGTCGCGGAAGCTTTGAGAGCTATTGAAGCTAATACTAGAAAATTTAGAAGATGGCTTATTCAAAATAAAGATATATTTGCATATGAAATATTAGTTAATCAAACTAATTTATTTTCTGAGCAACCAAATTTAGACTCTCTAGAAGATATAAAAAATTCTGAAATTTGTGTAGATTTTAAAGATAAATTACAAACAATAGATATTGTTCCCGTTATAATTGGGGCAGATTTTTTATATAAACCAATAGCAAAAATTCTAATTGGTGCAGCTGCAGTTATTGGAGCGATTGCATTAGGAGTCTTCACGCCATTTCTCTTACCAGCAGTAGCTCTTGGAATAGCTGGTTTGGGACTTATCGCTGCTGGTACAAGTCAATTATTATCAAAACCTCCACCAAATGTTCCATTTAATGCACAGCAAGTTGATCCTATTGACGGCACTGAAGGTGGAGCAACTTCATATTTATTTAATGGTCCAGTAAATACAGTTGGAGAAGGTGGTCCTGTTCCTGTAGGTTATGGGGAACTATTGATTGGTGGAAATAATGTTTTTGCTAATTATGATGTATTATATAGGGCATACAAGAGCGATTTTAATTCAACAACTTTACAATACTCTCTTGAAGGTACAGATAGCTACGTCTTTAATTCAAGAGGGTTCTTAATAAGTCAACAGCCTTCTTTCGTAGAACCGGTATAATTTTATGGGAAATCCAAATAGATTTGCAGAGGGAATGGATAATATTTTATTTCCAGCAAATATTGGATATAGTTTTTGTGGTTATAATTTTCCAGAAAGTATTGCACAAGATCTTGGATCTTTAAGTTTATCTTTTTCTGGCGAAAGAATTCCATTTAGTACAGCATTAACTTATGGATATGGATATGGACCAAGTGGATACGACTCTGATTGGACACAACTTCAAACCTTAAGCGATAGATTCATCTATCCATTTTTTTGGGATGGTACTAATGAATTTACAGCTTCTGGATTAGATCCAAACACGCCAGATTTAAATAGTATATTTCCTCCTGGAGATTTTAAAACAGAAGCGCAAAGAGCATTTACTTCTATAACAACTATAGAGACTCTAGATCTAATCTCTGAAGGACCAATCGAAGGATTTGTATCTGGTTTATATATTCCAAATCTTAGCGGTAAAACAACTGGAGATATTGGATATACAAGCGTAACTTTTCAACCATACGAACAAACATATTCTAATCCAGAGACAAGATCAATTTATTGGGATGATACACCAATCACAGATCTTCAAGGATTCTTTAACTTCCAATACGCAAACTATAGATTTACATATGGAGAAAAAACAAATGATCATACAGTATATAATCCATATTTAAATTTATATGAGAATAGATATAATTATTTTGGTCGCCAAGTAGATCAGAATAAGATACCGCTTGAGACATCAGTAACAAGAGCGATAAATGAAAGATTATATGGAGCCTATCTAATTAGTGGCAATTTCTTAAGATATTATCCAAAAACATATTATGTATATAATACCGAAGTATCTGCTCTAAAAATTAATATTAAAATTAATGGTCTTTATGAGCAAATACTGTCTGGAAGTAATGCTGGAGATATAAACAGAAAAGCCATAGAGACAGTCTTTGTATTATATAGGCTTCTAGATGATGGAACAGTTATTCCTCTTGATACTTCAAAATATGCTCCATACATAGCTGATATTTATTCTAAAGATTCAGTTTATGTTAATGGTAAAATTAGTGGACCAGTTATATTTACGTATCAATTTAATATTAGACCATACTCAGAAAATCAACCATTCTTTCCATTATTCCCTAACCAAATTGGTTGGGTGCTAGATATATATAGAACAAGTTTAGAGGGAATTGGGGCTTCTAATCAAGCGTCAACATCAGTTGATAGTATAACTGAAGTTTATTCCGATAGATTTGTATATCCAGATACTGCAATGGTATGGTCTAAATTTGATGCAAGATATTTTGGTAATGTTCCTTCTAGATCTTATAAAGTAAGGCTTCTAAAAGTTAAAGTACCAGTTAATTATGATCCTATTGCAAAGACATATACTGGTCCTTGGAATGGAAAATTTAAAGTAGCGTGGACAGATAATCCTGCTTGGTGTTTCTATGATATAGTAACGAGCAATCGTTATGGTCTAGGTAAATATATTGATCAAGCTTTAGTAGATAAATGGACGCTATATGAGATTGCACAATATTGTGACCAATTAGTTTCAGATGGATTTGGTGGGCTTGAACCTAGATTTAGATGCAATGTTTTAATATCAACAAAAGAAGAAGCATATAAAGTACTTAATGATATGGCGAGTGTATTCAGGGCTATTATTTACTATGCAGCAGGTCAAATTGTAGTTAGTCAAGACTCTCTTAAAGAGCCAGTATATCTATTTAATAATAGCAATGTCATTGATGGAATATTTAATTATTCTGATGCATCAAAGAAATCTAGGAGAACAGTTGCTCTAGTAAGATATAATGATGAGAATAATAACTATAAGCCTGGAATTGAATATGTAGAGGATAAAACTTCTGTATTAAAATATGGAATAAGAGAAACTGAGATTGTAGCTTTTGGTTGTACTAACAAAAATCAAGCCAGAAGAATTGGTAAATGGCTCATAGTTACAGATAATACAGAAACAGAAACTGTTGATTTCCAAGTTGGATTAGAAGGTAATTATGTTAGACCTGGCGATGTTATCCTAGTTTATGATCAAGATAGAAAGAATCAAGTCTATGCAGGTAGAACATTAGAGCTAACTACTGGATATGCAGTTTTGGATGTACCTTATAATACTTATAATAATTTTGCAATTACTGGCGTAAATAGTGGATTTAATTTTACTATCGTAACACCAACCTATAATCTAGAGTATGGCACAACTTTAGGCGATTTATACTATACAGGATTCTCAGATGTTACATCTAGCGGAATAACTGGACTAAATAGTTCTTTCTATAATAGAAGCCATATACAAACTATTTCAATTAATAATCCTACAAATTATTTAACTAGCGGAAGTGGTATATATAGTAATAATGTAAGATTACTATTTCCTAGTGGGCTTAATACTGGATCTTATGATTTATATCAAAATACAGTATGGACAATAGATATTAATCCTAATCAATATAACGTAAATCAAGGTTTAGAAATTAGATCTGAGATTAATAACCCATCAAATATTGCCTATCCTGGATATTATCTAGAACCATATTTAAATGAAGTTAAAAAATATAGAATATTAAATATAACCGAGTCTGAGAACTCTTTATTCAATATATCAGCCTTAGAATATAATGATCAGAAATATAATGATATAGATAATATTGCTACATTAGTTAATGTGCCAGTAAGACCTGCGCTTCCACAAACTCCATCATTATTTTTAAGCGGAATATTTAGAAACCCAACTACGAATTCATATTGCGTTACATCTCCATGCAATGGAACGATATATACTACGAATCAAGGTGGAATTAATAGCATATTATACAATATAATACCTCCAGCTAATAATACTAGTAATTCCTTGTATTATGTATATGTTAAATCTGGATCTAACTTTACAAGTGCAACTACAGAATCTGTATATCTAAAAGATGTTATAAGTTCAGTTCTATTAAAAACGGGTCTTAGTGCAACAGACTGGATAAATGGAAGTATTCCACAATTTCTTACTCCATTATATACTGGAGCATACTATTTTAGAGTATTCGCAGAGAATACGATAGGAGAAAGATCATCTCCAGCCACCGGACTATATACATTAACAAATCAGGCTTCAGTCTTTAGCGTAATAGCTTCTGGAAATAATATATTTTAAATATGAAAATTAAAAATCTAAACATAACATTAGAGTGGAATACGATTAGAAATATTCCATCATTTGTTGAAGTAAACGCAGAGTTTCCTTCGTACAATATAAAGGCTATATCAAATAATGAGATAATCTACCACGTTAATAATCTAAAAGAATACATACCAATCCATGAACTTGAATATAAAATTATAAATAATTCTAAAAAACCAAAACTTATATCTGGATACTCTAAAAATAAAGTTTCATCAAAATATATCTTTGATTTTTCTCATAACTATGCACATTTTTCTCAAAAATATAATAAGATAGGATATCATAAGAATGTAATACTTGAGGTTGATTATAATAATGATGGCAAAGGTGACTTTCAAATTGAAGCTCAATATGATGAGATAGAAGGTCTTGATAAGGATATGCTTTTCTCTAAAATATACAGAAGTAGCGATTATATAAATGTTAAACTTTTAATACATAAAAAATACTTTATGGAGAAAGAAATATATTCATTTCTTATATCTGGTACAATTAATAATCCATTAAATAATGAAATAATAGACTATCCTTTAAATAATCTATTCACGGAGAATGTTGTGCAAAAATGGCTTGACGTAAATCAAGAAACAGCATTATTAACTATTCCTTTTATAGAAAGCGATCTAGTTGAAATATCCAATAATTTAAAAATTAAAATAATTCCACTAAATAAACTTCAATCTGATATGTACTTATTCTTTAAGGATAAATACTTCCAAGATGAAATCGTAAATTTTTATACAGAATTTTTTCCACAGCAAATTTTAGATGTTGGGGAAATCTCAACAATTAGATAAAGTAAATCTTAACCTTGCTTCTTGTAAATATTACTTCCTAATAATCCACCTGGTCTTTGTTGTTCTGTAATTACTCTAATTACTTGAGTCTTAATCTGGTCGGCTAATTGTCTATTTCTTCTTACTTCTTCGTCTTGAGGTCTTTCTCCAGTTGCAGTATTGTTTTCTGAGGTTTTCTCCATCTGCTGATTTAAGTTTACAGTTACATTAACATTATTTGTTGGGTTATAATTATTTGTTGAAACGCCTGTACTGTTTGAGTTTCCTACAACACCACCATTTGCAAATTTAGATATTCTTCCACGATTTAAATCATCAAAGAATCTTTTTCCATATAGGTTAACTGCTTCTTTTCTCATTACAAATTCGCCGCCCATCAACATAGCTGGAATATTATCTGTACTTTGTCCACCTCTAGCAAATCCCTTTATATGTCCACCATCTTTAAGAAATCCTAATCCAGCTCCAGCTAATCCAAGACCAAAAGATGCATACGCACCCAAAGAGTTTTGTTGTGCGTTATACTGATCTTGTATTTCTTGATTAATTCTTTGATTTTCGGCTAAAGCTTCCATATTTCTTGTATTAACACCTTCTACATATTGAAGATACGCAAATAAAGTTTCTTGTCTTTGCTGACGGATTCTATTCTGTGGATTATTCTCATCTAGTAAAGCTGATAGATTAAGCATTGGATCAACCATGTATTGCCCACCAGTTGGATATCCTGCTGGTCCAGTATATTGAAAATAGTTAGATTTATTAAAACTTCCTTCACCACCAAATTGATACTTACCAATTCTTCCACCATTTAACATCTCTAGGAAGCCTGTACCATATTTATTTACAGAGCTTTTCTTAATAACATATTCTCCATCAGTTAGCATTGCAGGTACATCATCTCTAGTTCCAGTCCCACCATTTACTTTTCCTCCAGATGAATAGCCTTTTATTAGTCCACCATTTGATTTAAATAATCCACCAAAACCACCAATGCCGCCAAATGCGCTTGTGCTTCCAAAGAGCTGACCAAATATAAGATTAGTGCTAAATTCAAGAGCTAATTGTTGTACTTTATTTGCAACATTATTAGCAAATCTTGTAAAAGCTTCTCCAGCAGTTGTTGCACCTTGGGCAAAATCAAAGAAGGCTGCATTAAATTCTGTTTTTATTGTTCTTGCTGTCTCTTTGGCTCCTAATTGAGCTTCTCTGAACGCATCCTCTCTTTTATAGTCAAACTCATCAAAGAATGCTGTACCAAAGTCTTGACCTCTAACATCTCCACCTAATATTCTTGATTCTCTTGCGGCTTGTCTTCCTCCTCTAAAATCTTCAGCGAATATTAATCCTCTACGGCGTTGAGATTCTAATATAATTTCTTGTTCAGAACCTTCTAGCGCTTTAGAGAATTTATCAAGATCTCCACCTGTCTTAACTAATAATTCATTAACTCTTTGAATATATTTTGCTTCAGCGCCTCTTTGTTCTGTTTCATTTAATATTTGAGTCCTTAATCCTTCTTGAAGTGCAAGAACTTTTTCAGCAGATATTCTATTTGCATTTAATTGTTCATTTGCATTTAGAACTTCTTTTCCATATCTTGTTAAGTTTTCTACGCTTAATGCTCCTTTAAATTTCTCTAAATTATCACTTGAAGCACTTACATCCCCTGCTTGTTTAGCTAATCGAAGTATATAATCTTTTGTAATTAAGGCTGCTTCTTTTTGTCCCTTTGCTAGATTATCTGTATTAACTTTTAATCCTAAAATACTTTGAGTTAGTGGGCCAGTTAAAAACTGTCTGAGTTGTTCAAAATCTGTAGTAACAAGAGTATTAACGATATTTCTAGCTTCTTCTGTTTCTATTCCTTGTGTACGTAGACTTTTTACTAATTTATCAGCAAGGCTTTGTAAAGAACTCTTATAATCTTCAATTGCAACTAATTCATCTTCAGAGTATACTCGATTACCTAAATTAGAAATTTCAATTTCACCAGCGCGAGTATATCTAACTGGTACTTCATCTGGTAGTCCTTGGCGTTGTTGTTCGGCTCTAAGTCTAGCCAAGCTAAACTCATCAAAGGCTTTAGATATTGATTTTGCAAAAGCTTCTCCTCGTGATGGATCAGCTAAAAACGTGGCTCTTAAAGTTTCTCCAGTTTTTGTTCTAAAGCCTAATAATGCAGAAGTTAATCCTTTTATTTCTTCTTTTGAGATTGCCTGATCTGAACTAATTGCAATAATTTTTGCTAGACTTTCTGAATTAGCAGTTTGAGCTTGGATAACAGTTTGTAACCTAGCTAGTTCATCTCTAATATTTTGTATATTTCCACCTTCTATTGCGCTAATTAGATTTTTTCTGTATTCATCTGGAGCTACCTCTAATATCTTAGAAAGAGATTCATTTGATTCTGCTAGTACTTTAGCTCTATCTGCTGAATTTAAAGTAGAAGATTCTAGTTTTTCTAGTGCTATATTATAATTTGAAAGTTGAGAAGAGAATTGCTCTAAAATATCTTTATTTTTCTCAGCTTCTACAATTGCTTCTTTTTGAGTTTTAGTTAATGTGTCAAATGCCCCAGTTAAACCATAGCCCAAACCTATTGCTGTACTACTTAAAAATGCTTTTTTTCCACCACCAAAAGCTGCTGCACTTGCTCCAAATGATAATGCCCCAACTCCAGCTTGAGCTATAGCTTTACCTCTTTCGTCTTCTATAGAATCAACAATTCTTTGACCAACTTTATCAATAAGCGTATATATCGCAATACTAAGGACAGATCTTACTAATTGAGATCCTAAAATTGAAGCTCCTCCCGCAGCTATAGCTGGAAGAACAAAGTTAGGAATAAATCCATCAGAAGCTCCTGCGCTTTTCGCCCTTGAACCACTGTATCTTGATACTCCTTGACTTAAACCAAGAGGTTCATCTTTTGTATTATATATTCCAAGACCTAATGGATTATAAGCAGAGGTTAATCTTTTATCTCTGCCTATTCTTATTTTAGATGGAGATACTCCGGCTGCTAGTTCTCTGTCAATAGACTCACTTAGAGCTGCAAAATTAGGAATAAAACCTTGCGAAGCTAATTTTCTAGTTACTGGTTTTGGTAGACCAGCTACGCCAGAACCAACTTGATAAGCTTTTTGTATAATTTCTCTTGCAGAATTTGTATCAACTGTTCTCTTCGCATCTGCTTTTGTTACAAATGGAAAGAATCCAAAAGTTTTATTAAATTGTTGAGAAGGAGAACCATATTCTTCAAAATCAAAAGGTTTTTGGGCTAAGTCTTGATTAAAAGCTTTTTCTAATGCTCCTGTACCTTTTTTAGTAGCTAAATTAACTGCCGCCTCAAAAATAGAACCTTCTGTTCCTGGAGGAAATAAATTAATATTTCCACGCCCAGAAGATTGTAATAAACTAAGAAATTTTTTATCGGGATTTACTTTACCAAAAATAGTTGAAGCTAATTGTGTTAATGGATTTGCGAATAGAGAATTAATTGATCTTGAGAATTCTCCCTTTTGAGAAAGCGCATTATTTCTTAAATCGTCAATAGTTCTTCCCTGTATTCCAGTAAATCTAACTGATCTTGGATCATTTGGATATCCAAGTTGAGCAAAAGTTGTACTTGGATTAAATGGACCCCGTCCACCAGTTACTCCAACAACTCCAAGTTTACTTGCGTTATATTCAACTGTTCCACCTAATAATTGACCTTGTCTTTTTTGTT